GGGCTACCATGCAAAGCATGGAAGGGATTTCAGGTAAAACCAAGCGTCATTTATAGCCCCCCTTACTAAACTTCAGGGTATGACACCTGGGGTGTGCTATGCTGACACACCAGAATACTCAGATAAGCTGTCTCCATAGTCATTATCTATCCACTCCCCAGTCTGTGCACCTGAGGGCAAGGAGGAAGAAGAACCACCAACTTCCCCAGATAGATTACCCCTCCTACTATGGCCATTAGGCTTACTATTTTTCTTCTGATGTGACTTCATGCCACCGCCCTTGGATGATTCCAGCGACATCTTAAAATTTGGTTGTAATTTCATCGCTGGTTGCTGGGCCGCTCCCATGACAGACCTCACTCTGGACAACGGGGTGGTGGAAGACATCATACGCCACTCGACAGAAGTTGAGTAGAGATTTGCTGTCTCCCTGAATTGTGATTGCAACACCGTGACCTCGAATTGTAGTGGATAATCCCCCACTGGTAGACAGAAGGGTAATTGGGAACCCTCGATCACTAAGCCATGACCGATATTGAATTCCTTGCTCCGATACAACTCGCGGCTGGGTGACAAATCGCGTGAATCGACAAGCTTGACGACCCCCCTGACCTGAGCTCTCTCTGATATATGTGGTGTGAGAACAAACTTGACATCTATTGGGGCATAAAACCCCTGTTTGGGAATTTTCCATTTAGAGAATTGTGAGATGGGCGCTAATGGTAGTATGGCTTTGGTAGTTTTATGACTCAACAGTATTTTCTTGACTTCGTTCTGTATGGCAAGTTCTTCACCCAGTATTCCGTCAAGAGATTGTATTTCCATAAAGCTGGTCAGACTTCTTAAGCCACTAAGTGGTCAACCCAGACATTGCCAGGTATCATTCCTCCATCCTACTTTCGCACCCAAGCATGGTCACTCATATCAAAGTTGCGTTGTTAGAAATTTTGGCCCGGGTAACCTGGAGTGTGTAATTTCCAAACAATGTACCATTGTAAGTTATGGACCCCCAGGTATAGCAGCAGTAATATTCGCAAATTGATTGGTACGCTGGTCCAGAGGTAATAGTAGTCGTGTGTGAATTGACAACAGCACCACCAGCAGTAACAAACGTGGTAAAAGAGGCTGCACGTTGTGACAAAGCTAACAGATACACACCAGGACCTTCAAAGGTGTAGATGGTGATCGTCGCGTTACTAGAAACTGTCACAAGATTGGCACCAAAAGGTGCCGCACCAGTGCCGGTCTGCTCTGTCTCTACCAAGCTAGCTAGTGGTTGTGGTTCGAACAAGGTAATTGTGTAGTGTATAAAGAGATCACCAACAGGATTCGTGCTTCCACCTCCATATGTTGCTAACCCAATCTGTCCAAGATCCACGAGCTTTGGGTCAGTTGTGGTGTTGTCGTTCATAAACCGCTTTATGTTGTCAACAGGTATACTAAGGGTGCTCTCACACCATGGTGCACTTTCTGTCAAATGGGCCATGATTGCCAATTCATCCCGATCTGCAGGTTCAACATCTTGTGAGTCCTTATCGAAGTAGATTGCTACTCTGCCTGTTTCAGTGGTGGCACACATGGGAACATATTGTAGCTGTACCCTATCGAACTTATATTGATCAAAACTAGCGGCTATCCCTTGCAACCATGGGAAGACGACTGGGTTACTAGGATTAATCCTGTACACATTACCAGAAACGCCCCCATTTACCACAAGCCCCGAGGAGTTATTGAATTGTCCTAACAACTCACGATGGGCAATAGTTACAGATCCCTTGCTACGTGTGAACTTAGGCTTGGATGCTCTGATGATCCGGGTATTAGCTACAGGCGCAGCAATGGCACCTGGTAAAACACCTGGGTGGAGAATAACATCTGACTTCTTAGATCTCCCTAACTTCCGTCGAACCCAATTCACGCCATTCCAAATCAATTCTCTTCCCGCTGGACTAAGCATAACTTGTCCAGCTTTAATAGCTGCTAACTTCCCTGCTTCGGAAGCAATCAACGCCATATTATTATTTCGTTTCACGAGTGCCATGGTGATAATGGTCAGTTATCTGAGCAGTAGTCCAACAATGTGGGCCGTGGGTCACAAGAACCAAGCACCACATTGGGAGTCCAATTCATTAGGTCGCGCTCTATAGCAAGTTGCTCATCCGGCGTGATGCCGAAGGCCAACCAGAAACTATAACGAGCAAGACTTGTGATTTCTCCATACTGCTTACCGGCCTTAAACTTATGTGCGTCAGAATATTCAGACAACTCCCCATGGGACTCACCACTGGGAAAACGTTGGTAAAACGCTCCCAACACAGGGCAATCACCCGCAAGGGCCAATCCACCATCGTGTTGAGCATACAACCAACGCTGGAGTCTCTCCGTTGTCATACCTCCACGGACAAACGGCAACAAATCTTTTGTCAAACAGACGTCTGGCCGCCTAACCATTACATAACCTCTACTAAGCTGCACGGGGTGTTGTTGGCAAAACTCAATTTCCTCAACGGTAAAGACGGGTTTTTCCACCTTCATAGAATACCCCATCTTTTCAAACCAATCAGGTAGTGCCTTCAGCTTAGGTAGGTCCTCCTTCTCCAAATAGAGTACACAGTCATCACCACAATTGGCAAGACTAGCGTCAACGCCAATGTCCTTACAAAACTGGTAGACCAAACAAGACATGATGAGGTAATTACCCATGCTAGTGTTCATGTCCCCAGACATACGGCAACCATCTACACGATACCTCACAAACCCATCTTTTAGATAAGCAGTACCAACATTGTCAATCTGCCAAGTCAACAGTTCGGATAAGTAAGGATCCCGGAAAATGGCATTGTACACTGAATGTTCCCACTCAAGTGCCTGCCTGGAACAGTGCTGGTCAAAACGTGAAGCGTCAAGACCAACAAAGCATGGGTTCTTAAACCTAAGTGATTTCTGGTGTAAGATCTCCCCAACCTTCTCAACTGTGTATCCCTTAATTGCCGTCTTTTCCCCCCATAATTTATCAATAGCCTTCATCAATCTGGGTTCAAGAGGCTTCAAGTAACGTCCCACTTCCACATTGATCCTGGGGTCACGTGGCTGAATGACCCGGGGTGCGGGGTCGGGTTTAAGTGTAATATTGATCTTCTCCGCCTTAACAAAAGTCTTCAGATAAGCATCTTTGCGGGTACAGGGGAGAACATCCAAGGACAATCTTGCTCGCTCATACGTGGCACGTCGCGTGCCGCTATAAGAATCACAGAATTCACTGCGTGTCATAGCGGGGCAGTACCCAACAATTGAGCTGATTTTACGACCAATATTACCAAGCTTCCTCTCAAAAACATTATTTTTGGGGCGCAGAGGTCGCTGCAATTTACCGTCTCGCACGACGCAAAACACTCGTTCAACTAAACCACGACAAACGTTGACAAGTGATGAATTATGCACAATGTACTCGTAGGTACTGGCATACCCAGCAAATGAGTACCATCTTCGTTCATTGGTGATAGGGGCTCCTTTACGTACCACCATCCCTTCGTGGTTCAATAACACTCCATCTGGTATGACGCTAGTGATGGCAGTGTTATAACCACGGTGTTGTAATAGGCACCCCTAGTAGACATCAAACGGTCCCTTGCAGGACGCCTCAATGGCTTTCATGACTTCTTCGACTTCCTCTGGCCTCTCCAGGCAAGCAAGAACCGCTTGAGGGAGGATGACGAGCCTGTCGTGCCACCGCATTTTCATGCTTTCCATGACATCGAGGCACACTCTCTGGTAAACCATGGAGTTGGCCTCACTCCTCTTAAGTAGCCCCACCTTGGCTATGGCCCTAACAGCAATCTTACAAGCTAGTCTAGGCCTAAGCTTAACGGGCACCCTCTCGAGGGATGTTTCAGGTAACGGAGCACAACAGTCATCGTCATCTACCCCTTTCTCCCAGGATTTTCGTATTCTGTCCACATGGGCCCGAATGTATCGTGGAACACGACCCCCGTACTTTGCCCCGACACAGGCCGCAATAATAGCAGCCATGGTCAGGGTAGGAACGAGGCCTACCACGAGACTGTTAAGAACAAATATCATGCCCACGACAACTATCCAGGAGACACTAAGTTTGCTCAGGGCAACCCTGAATCCAGCACACATGTCTCCATAGATGTTCTCAACTTCATCCACACAGGCTCGAAAGCCGCGTCGAATGCCCCGCCCAAGGGAAGTCACAATCGTGTAAACAGTAACGAAAGGAAACATAAGAACTTTCACACACCAATTCGCCATTTTGACCACAGTTACAATTTATCCTCACAAAGTGATAGACTGGTCCTTCAAACCCACACAACAAAAGCTGAGCGAGAGAATAACTATATGGATGGCTCCACAACTCTCAACAAGCTGGTTAGGCTTATAGTAGTTATTCT